AATCTTCATACCAGATGATGCAGAACTTCTCTCAGGAAATTCTTGGATTACCATACGAAGAACTGGAGCCGTTTGAAAGAAGGTTGCTGCGAGATGTGCTTTCTCCAGAATTAGAGAAGGTAAACCAAGACCTTATACGAAGAGGAAATAAGAAGGCACAGTACTGGGATGCCCTTAAACTTGCAGATGAAAATAGATATAAGTCTGAAGAAAAACTTCTTTACATGTTCTATCATCCAAGACAGTATCCCGTATTTTTTGAAAACGGAAGACGTACTTTAACACAGGAATATTCCCGAATACAGAATGCTTACGCAATAGCTAGAGCTAGATTAAATAAACAGTTTGCTATGTATCAGGATGATCAGGAGTTTGACGAAGACGACCCTGGTAAGTTTATTATGCAGGAGTGGTATGAGTTGTATGATCAGGCTACCTATGGCTATGACCCAGATGTAAAGGATGAAGGCATAGGTGGAACATTTGATCCTGTACGATTAGCTGCCTTGCAAAAGAAGTTCTGGAAGAAGACCCTTCCGAATGGTCAGAAGTATACTGAATACGGAGATTACATACGTAGAAATACTGTCACTACAGAACATCCTCCTGGGTATTATAATCTGTTAAGCAGAAGTACTGTATCCAGATGGAGAGCAGCAGAAGCTGCTAGAAATGAGTTCCTAGATGGCAGGGGAAACTGGGCTACGGTACTAAAAAAGAAATAATTTGCTATTATATAGTTGACATTTGAGTTTAAACTAAAAGATAATCGGGGGCGATATGACTACAGAATCAGATTTTTCAACATTTACAGAAGAAGCACAGGATATTCCTGACACGCCACTAGTTAGCGAAACTGTTACTCCTAATGCAGATGAAACTTTGGAAGCTCCCTCCTCTGAGTCTCCATCTATTTCTGAAATAACTGATGTAGAACCCGTAGTCAGTCAGGCACCTGAGACCACACCTACAAGTATGGAATCAGGTGCCTCTTTAGAGGAAATAGAAAAAAGAACCAGACAATTAGAAGAACAACGTGCAAAACATGAAGACCTTTTAGCACGAGACCGTACTATAAAAGAGCTTGAACAAGAAGCTATAAATATGGAAAGGTCTCTAACAGAACAGGGACTTTCGGATCAGGAAGCTCAAAGACAAACAATGTCCCATCTTCAGGGAAGAGTTAATGAGATTCAGGGACAAAGAAATCTTCAGGCACAACAACAGAATTTACAGGGTAAGCGAAATGCCTCTTTACATTTCGCTAAGAAATATAATCTTGGAATAGATCATATAGCCGAACTAGAAACTGCTGCTAATCCACAGGATATGGAAATAAAAGCTAAGACTATATCTGGTATGGCAGCTAAAGATAAAGAGATAGCTGATCTTAAAGCAAGATTAGCTCCAGCACAGGCATTTGACAGCAACACACCTACTCCAGCAGCCTCAACAAATGATGAGAGATTACTGGATGCGTATCTTGCTGGCGATAGGTCTACTGCAGCAACGGCTGCAGCAGCAAAATTATTGGGGATATAGGAAAAGGGGGGCGTAATGGCTCAGACAGCAACAACGGGCAACCTGGAATCTGCCCAGAAAATCATCATTAGTACAGCTAGATATACGGAAGAGCATAATGCTCCAGCACTAGCTTTGATTGAGCAGTTTAAACTGCCAAAGGGAGCCAAGCAGGTAACCGTTCCCAAAGTAGGCACAATGACAATGAGTGACCTGCAAGATGGACAGGACATCATAGACGAAGAAGATATTGGAATGAGTACTGTTGACCTTACAGCAAGTGAGGTTGGAGCCAAGATTATCCTTACGGATAAGCTGGTACGACAGATGGCTCAGAATGTCTTTGCCATCATAGGACGACAGCTTGGTGATGGTATGGCACGAAAGAAAGATACAGATGTAATTGCTCTTTATACCAACTTAAACAGTGGTACTAAGCTAGGAGCAGATGGTCGTTCTATGACTGCTGCTAATGTTGCTGCCATTATTTCTAATGCCAAGGCAAATAAGTTTGGTAACCAGCTTTATATTAACCACCACCCTAATGCTGTTGCTGCCCTTGCTTCAGAAGCAGCAACAGTACATAGCACAGCAGGTGGTGAACTTACATCTGGATGGAGCGTAGACTTGCTGAAGAATTTCTACAGCGGTCTTAAGCCAATTAACGGTGTCAGTATTTTTGAAGACGGAAATATTGAAAAGGTTACTAGTGTTGACTCTGGTATTGGTGTTATAGCTGATAAGTCTGCTATGGCTGCTCTTACCAGTATGGATACGAGGACAGAGCGACAGAGAGATGCCTCTCTTCGAGCAACTGAAGTGGTAATGACTGCTGACTATGGTGTATTTGAACTAGATGATACCCGTGGTGCAGGTGTTACATTTGAAATTGGTGACATTGCTACTTCTTAGTAGGAGAGACAAATGGTAGGGATAACTGAACGTAATAAGCAAAAATTAGAGTTAGTCAATCAAGGCTTCTCTATGCAATACATAGATGAGTGGCAACCTAAAGCTACTCTATACAGGCATAGACCTAGCTACACTGTTGATGGCGAGATATCTGAGAAAGTTGGATCAGTCACAGCAGGAGTTCCTGGCAATCCAGATTATGTATTGCGTAAGGCTAAGATCGGTTTATTCCCTTGGATGCCAAGTAATGAATGTGAATGTCAGTGGTGTATTGTCACTGACTGGAATAAAGAAAAACCAGAAGAGGCAGTTGTAACGATTGACCGTGGCTCCTCTTCTGGTAAAAAATAACGGTTGGTCGCAGGGGTAAACCCTGTAACAAGTAACCTTTAAGGAGGTTCGATATGTCTTTTCCGACAACAGTAGGTGGAAGTTATGGATGGGAAAAACAAACTACATCAGCACAGAGGCAAGTCCTTGGGGCTGAGATGGCATTTCCAGATGGCAGAAAGTACAGATATGTAGAGAATGGTGGTACTGCTATTGAGGAAGGAATGCTTGTAGCAAGTGAAGCTGTAGAAGCCCAGCATGACGAAGACCTAGCGGTAGCAACAACTGCTGCTGGTTCTAGTTCAGTTACGGTCACGCTTGGCTCAACTGCTGCTGCAAAGAATCTATATGCAGAGGGATATCTCTTCTTTAACAAACCTGTGCTTTCAACAGCAGGGTCAAGAGTCTTTTACAAGATTAAGAGCCATCCTCAAGCTGACGCTGCTGCTACGTTGGCTCTGACTATTGATGAGCCTGATGGAACAGTTATCGCAGTTACTAACGGCACAGAGACAGCAGGACTAATTAAGAGTCCTTACAAGGACATCGTAGTCGCTCCTGCTGCTACAGTGGGACGGTATGTTGGAGTTTCACCTTGCCAGATTGCTGCTAACTACTTCGGGTGGGTACAGGTTGCAGGTCTGGCTGTAGTTGCTATGGATGGAACTAATGCTATGGGAACCTTAGTTGGTTCCAGTGGTACACACGCTGGCTCAATGATTGCTGTAGGTGCAGACGTAACGTCTGCTGTTGGCAGAGTACATGGTAAAGTGGCTGTGAATGATGAGTATCACACCGTTATGTTGCTGAATCTATACTAGAGTGAATCCAGTAGAACTTTGGACTCCTCAAGGCTCTAGCCTTGTTTCCTCTGACATAGGAGGAAACAATGCTGAGACAGGGGAGTCCATAACTATCCACACCTTTCATTTCCATGACAAGGAAAGTGGAAGAAGGTCTGTAATAAAGATTCCTGTAGACTCATCGGTCTCTCAGGCTCATATAGAAGATATGGCTGCTCAGGCACTAGAGAGCTGGATTTTAGAAATAAGAACTGACGGTAAGAAAAAGAGTCCAACACCTGAACAGAAGAAAGAAGCTGGAAAGGCTATTCTTGAATTTAGAGAATATACTTTTAAACGAAGAGAGAGTACGAACAATAAAGTCTATTATAAGGGGACTGAATTATGACAGAGCCTATCATGCCTACAACTGAAGATGTAAATGCAGTGCTTAATAGTAATCCTACTGCACAGATGCAATTACAGATTCAGATGTTGACCAGAGTATTACAGGAAAGGGATGTTGAGATAGCATCTCTTAAAGAAGAACTGGAATCTAAGAATTCTAAGAACGGTACTGGTTCAACTGAAAAACTAGAAAAAGTTACCTAATGGGGGTTAACCGTGGTTATACAGAAACGTACTCGTCAGGAGCTGAGACAGTCCGTAGGCTATAACCTTGGTGCTTTACATGTAGGTACTGCTACTTCTACTCCTGGTTCCTCTGGTACTACGACTTTAAACGATACCGTTCTATATGGTGGTAATGACGTTTATAACGGACGATACGTCTGGTTCTATAATGATGTCGCCCAATCTACTAATAGAGAAGTAGAAAGAAGAGTATCTGATTATGCTACAGGAGGCACTGTAACTGTTCAGGCTTTCCCTGCCACAACTACTGTCAATGACAAGTATGAGATGTGGGACGGATACTCACCTACCCAGATCAATGAGTTTATTAATCAATCAATCCTTGATGTTACTGGTCAGGTATATGATCCATTAGAGAGTTTGAGTTTACACTCAAATGGATATGATTCCCGATTTGATCTGCCATCTGACTTTGCTATGGTCAATAAGATTCAGATGCGAGATAAGATGCAGTGGACTAGCCTTCATACCTGCGGTACTGCATTTGATGAAACAGTAGATTCAGATATAACAGTATCTGTGGATACAGAAGACAAGAAACAGGGTACTGGAAGTAATAAGTTTGTTATTGTTTCAGGTGCTTCTGCTGGAGATATAGCTACTGATTCCATTACTAGTAAAGATATTAGTAAATACGATTATATTGAATGTTGGGTGAAGAGTACTGTTGCTACATCTTCTGGTAATCTAAAGATATTACTTGATAATACAGCTAGTTGTGCATCTCCGTTAGAGACTTTATCTATCCCTGCTCTATCAGCAGATACATGGACGTATGTACGCATCGCTCTAGCAAATCCTGAAACTGATACGGCAATCATATCTATAGGCTTGGAATATGATGCTGATCTAGGAGCTTGTACAGTATGGATGGATGATATTAGGGCAGTTGCTAACAACACCATTACATGGGAAGACGTACCCAGCCAGCTATGGAGAGTTGATAAGGCTGCTCAGGATATTGTTTTCACTA